GATTGCGCGGATGGTGGGTTAAGAATCGCGTCAGGCGGTTACTAATAAGGCTAAACACCCGCATTATGTTGTATTGTGCGGGTGTTGATTGATTGAAACTGAGATTGAGAATGAAAATTTATTACGGTTTTTTCGAAGCTACATGGTTTAACAAGTATGGCAAACATGTTCGCGTAGAGGCATCAAGCAAAGCTGAGGCGCGCAAAAAGATGATGGCTATGGGTTGCGCCCAAGGCAGTCTAATGTTTATTACTGAGGCTTAGTTATGAACCAAAAACCAACAAGCCTAAAACAGTTGTGCAAGGAAAGTCCGGCGCTTGGTAAAAAGCTAGCTGAGATTTTCCTAGCTGGCCCGATTGGTGCTTACGACAGAAATAACGGTACGCCAATATTTCAAGGGCAGATAAACGCGCATTGCCACTGCAAGGATAAATATCTTACTCCGCATGAGTTAATGCAGGAAATATCTAAAAGCGGTTTGGGTAATTGTGGCGTACCGGTTTCAATAAGCGATGTCCGTGGCTTACTGTTCAGAGAATGGAATCATGGACGAATGGAAAGAAAGCGACTTGATTGCAGCGTATCAAATATAATGATGTGGGCGTACAAGTCAATTAAATAACGAGCATCCGCGCAGTAGCTCACAACGGAGAGTGACAAATGAATAGACGTATAACAGACATGACAAAGACGGAAATTATTTTCTGTGCGGTATTTGTTTTACATGTGATTGGCTCATTGGCTGGTCTGGTTTAAGTTTTCACACCGCCTAGATACGACAATCCTGTCATAATCGGTTGTTTTAACATGGTCTTTGTTTAGGCGGTTTCTTTTTACACTGGTTGCGGATTTTCTTTTAACCTTAGTGATTGACGCGTAATGCTGTTATATCGGGTGTCTACTGCATTTGACGATTTATCGAGTAACGGCTTAACCGCAACCAGTTTTTTATTTTTGGAGATCGATATGAGTGAAGCGAAGTTTACAAAGGGTGAATGGAAGGTGAGGGGTAGCGAGGTTGGCGTAGTAGATAAATCAGATACCCAGTCTTACGGCATGATGTTATATATTGCTAGGGTTGATGAATACGATTTCTCCGATGAGTACAAAGCCAACGCCCACCTAATAGCCGCAGCGCCTGAGATGTATAAATTCCTAGATTACTTGGCAAATGGTCGCGGCACTGATTACCCAATCGAAAAACTACTAGCCAAAGCGCGTGGAGAATAACATGCTCACATACTGGAAAATAACGTTTACTATCGCGCTTGTTGCTGTGTTTACTTACGAGCTTGATAAGTACAAGCGAAAGAAAATAAACGCACCTAAAGAGCATTCTACAAAGCTAGGTCATTCGGCTAATTTGCTACTACTCGCATTTATGTCGTTCGTATGCATCGGATTAGCTATTGAGGTATGGGCGTGATAGAGCTTAAACGGAATAAGCCCGGCGAGTGGCAGTTAAAATTTAACGGCATTAGCATTGTTCTTTACGGATATGAATACGACGCACACCCCGATTATACATGGATAGCTCTAAACACAGGCGGCGGTTATCCGGTAGAGGTTGAAGGCCAGCTTTCAACTGAGATTTATTTAAAACTTGCAGCCGCTGGCGTGAAAGGTGAGCTGTTCAAAGAAAAGGCTTACATTTACAATGGTGGCTTATAATTATTGTCTAGGCTCGTAACGTAACAAAGCCCCGCAAACAGCGGGGTTATTTATTTACCAAAGCGCTTGGCGATATCAGTTACAAAGTAAAACCCGATAATGATATTCATAGGCTGCATTAATACCTCTTTGCTCATTGCGTAAATGTCATCACATGCAACAAGCAATGACTGAGCATCTCCACCGAAGTATATAATAAACGCCGCAACTATTCGCATCATTAACCACATACCTGTAAATATCATCAAGCCTACAAGCATTGCAATGGCGATAAATCTTCGCGATGGCGATTGGTGCTTTGTGATGTTTATGTAGTCAAGCAGAAACTGAGCCTTTTCCTTCCCACTCATTTCATCCAAACCGCCAAGTTTGCGAATCCCATCGACGGCGGTGTCGGTTAATTTACTACTACTGAATAGACTACCGAAAAAGCCTGCTACTGCACCCCACATTATCCAACCATCTCAAAATGCGGCATATCAATAAAACTCTTGAAGTGCCCGCCCCACCTCAAATTGACATCAAGTCTAATCGCAGCCTCTAGCATCGCACAAGCGACTTGTGAAAGGTGTTCTGGTTGCCAGCTAGCTTTACCATCAACATAAGCGTATACATCTACTGCATTGCCTGTTTGGTGGTATGATTTATTGGTGTAGCCGTCCGCTTTGGATTTGCCATCTAAGAAAAGTTTGTGTTGCGCTCCTGCGGTGCGATAACCGCCCGTTGATGGGATGCCGAAATCGACTTTAGTAATTTGAATTGCTAGTTTGACGACATCCACTAATTCGGGGTGTACGCCGTCTAGGTTTCGTAGTGAGTTTTTACTTAGTTTAAAAGTCATGTGATATCCATAACAACCTTAATAACTATCATTATAATGGCAGCCGCAACGCCCCACATAAGTTTATTTGCAGCATTAACAAAACTATCAGCAACGGCTAGCTTGCCATTAACATCTGACAGTTTCTCAGTTACCGTTTTTAAATCACCTTCAAGTGAGGTTACGCGCCCACTCATACTGTTCAACTCGGCTTGATAGACGCGGATTTCTGTCACGACTTCCGTTAGCTTTTCTACGTTCTTTGCCAGCCCGTCTATCACTTCTTTTTGTTCGCCCTTGTAAGTCGCTAGTTCCTGCCTCAACTCTTGGCGTAATTGATTCGCCTCTTCCATCGTTATCTTGCCCATTTATGTATGCCCACCCTAGCATCAAAAATATCGTCGCTATCGCTGCCATAACGACACATAGTATAAAAACGATAAATAACACTGATTCCACCTATGCCTATTATAAAAGAATCTGCAAGTATAATAATTAGACGAAAGTTTAAAGCCGACTCGTAGTAAATATAATCCGCATACAAAGCCGTTGCCGGATAAATCATTAGTGCGTACATAATAGCACCAGCAAGATATATACTAGCATACAAAATCAATTGGTTAGACTTTGTTTTCATTGCAAAAAATGTAGATAAGACAGACACGGCGATAAACGCCGCACATAATGAAGCGTGGTAGTATTCAGTTTTGTAAGATAATTCCGCTAAGAATACGAGTAAACATGCAAATGCGACTACGATTATCTTAAATAATCCGCATATCACTTTTTACTCGGTTGCGGTCTTGGTTGTGGCTTCTTGCGTTTACCTGATGGCATTATCCCGCCCTCATTGTTATAAAAGTCATTACACGATAACACAATAAAAAGCCCCAATAAAGGGGCTTGTTGATTAACCTTCGTAATCGTCACGCGGTAAATTCATGCGCTTCAATGCTTCTTCTACGTGCTTAGGTGTTTTTACTGGTGTCATACATCGTTATCCTGATTTGTTACTACGGTTGTTGTTGATGAGTCCAAGAACGCATTATTGATAAAATCTTCTAGGTCGTTGTTTCTAAGTATGAACCTAGTTAGGTTATCGCTAGGTAAATTAACATTATTTGCGAACCCTGAAATCCTGTTGCTTTTGACAGCTACTTTACCACTTCCAGCTAGGCAATCGACAATAATCCCACGAGTGGATGCTGTAGAGCCGTTGCCAATTATCACGTTATCTGTAACGTCGATGCCATCTATCTCTGATTGCAAACTGTACCTGCCAAGTTGCAACGCTCTACCACCTGTGCCAGTTGCTTCTGTGAAGTCAAAGGTATTACCGCTGATTTTTATATTAGTGCATGTTGGCGTACCTGTTGCGCTAGCTGCTGCACCGAGATATAAAGCCTTAGAGTCTACACCTTTATTACGTACAAAGTTGTTTAGTATCTGAACATTGCTTGCGTTATACACGGGCACTGTAGCGCCATGTGACGCGATAGAGATAGAGCCGTTATCAATCCAATTACCCTCTACGATAACGTCCTCGCTCGCCAACTCTATACCAGAGCGCCAGTTACCAATTCCACCTTTAAACACGTTACCTTTGATTGTTCCATCAAAAAACAGCCCACTAATACCAATATAATCGCCCTCAAAAGTGTTATTAGCGATAGTAAAGTTTTCAATTCTTGCAGGCGTACCTGCGGATTCAATAGCGAAAAGATTGCCTCGCTCGTCAATAAAGACATTATCAGATATTGCAACATTCTTGTGAGGCTCTTGAAATTCAATGGCGTTATACCCCGCATCCCATGATTGCATGAGGTTTCCTGTTATTTGCAAGCCATCACTGCCGCGCACCTCTACCGCATCCCCATCGGTAAAGCGTATAACGTTGTCTTTTATTTGGAGGTTTACGTTACTTGTATCACCGATAAAAGCCGATACGCCATTACCTTCTACGTCAAACAAGTTACACCCAATCACGCTACAATCCTTTGAGCCATTAAACCTTATAGCATGACACAAACCTGTGTTATTGGCTCTATTCCCGTTAACAGTAACACGTAGAAACTCACAGCCAACAGCGTTACGCTCGCAAGATAAGCATTCAGCGTTTGTAGCATCCGCCAATTTAAATTTTATATCTCTGAATTTCTGATTGCTAAGAATTGGCACTGTGCCCACTAAGAACACCAGTTCGCTGTCGCTGGTTACGTAGTCGGCGCGAGAAGCGCAATCAATAACGGCCTGTGTATCAAGCGTTACACCATCACCCTTTGCGCCGTAAAATCGTGGGTCTTGGAGTGATTGCAACACCCAAACACGCCCATTAGCCGCCACAATGTCACCAGGTAAAGCAGTGTAACCACTTGCTGCAAGTTCATATTGCGCATTAGCGCGTTCACGGTTTTCTGCACGCTGACCTGTTTTGTTTGGTCGTGAAGACTGTAGGCTGGCTGTGTCTTCGTAGCTTACAACTGAGTTGCCGCCGATGTTTATGCGCCGCTTAATCGAGCCGTTGACTTCTTCGTCATACTCACCAGCCGTAACATAAACAACAACCTGCCCTGTCGCGTCAGTTTGCTTTGCTGTGCTGCCACTGCTGCCCGATTCATCATCGAATAATGTAACCGCTGTGCCGTTAGTGTCATATAGCGATACAATAGCACCCGCTACGATGTTTTTACCGTCTGTGCCTTGTGCGTCAGACTCTGCCAACGCTGTTATCTTGTGTGGTACTAGTGCCATTATGAGACCGCCCCGTATATTGTGCCTGTTTCTTCGTATGTTATCGTAAAACCGTTCAAATCGATAGCTTTACCCGCAGCGCCGCCGCTTGTGCCGAATATGTTTGGTGCTCCTGCTGCACCCAAGGCTCCGCCTTTACCGCCGTTAGCTGTTACTAAAGTTGACTCCTCAGTTATGCCTGTCGCCGTGCCGCCATCGCCGCCAGTGGTGTAGGTGCCGTTTTGACCATTGTCGCTACCCACCTCTTTACTTGGTGGTGAAACGCTAGAATTGCCACCTAATCCCTGTATAAAGCCAGCGCCTCCACCGCCACCAGCACGAGCTATAACGCCCGTACCGCCTTCATCAGTGTAGCCGCCACCACCACCGCCACCACCAATGATACTAAGGTTTTTGAGGCGTATATTTGCTTGCAGGTTTATGGCTGGTCCACCATCCTCACCAGCAGAGACCCCCGAAGATGAGCCGTCACCACCCTTACCAAGTATCAATCCGTTGTTCTGGATAAGTATGGGCGTTGTTAGCTCAGGCCATGCGCCAGTTTCAATAGCGTGAAAATCATTGTCGCTACTTCCTGCTACGGAGTTTGATTCAAATATGAAGCGTATATCAAGCTGAGCCTCTAGCGTGTCAGTTCCGTAAACGTCCTCGTAAACTTCCCTTAGGTTTCTGTACTCGCCACTGTCGTCAGATTGTAACCTATCAATTTCACCGCTGAAGTAAACAAGCCTTACATTCGGGTCTTCCACATCCTCATCCCCTGGTACTGCATCACCGTAGGTATGCTCTAATGCTGTGTAGTTGAAATTCTCAGACTCGCCAGCGCTCAATATTTGGTAAGGCAGTCGAGCATACCCGCCACCCGCTTGCATAATCAAGTCAGTTTCAATGCGCACACTATCACCCGTCCACACGTCAGAATCTTTCGCATCCATGGAGAAGCTAATCTCTCTCGGCGCTTCTGAGAATCTACGACCAACTCTAGCGGCCATTAACACGGCGGCTGTCTTATTGTCGCTTGGTATCCATCGGCTGTGCACGGTTTTGTAAGCCCGTTGACCGTAATTGGTGACGCTGCTTGTATCTTCGCGCACGTACGAGGAGCGATAATTAGATGTTTCATCCAAATCTTTTGTTGGATTTATAATGCCGTAGTTAACAATAACCGTGCTAATTCGCAAATCCTGACGATCTTTGACAGCAACACTTCCAGCTATAAGGTTTGCTTGCCATGTAAAAAGCTGTGAATCATCTGGCGGAGGCTTCAGCGCTACAAGCTTTATTTTATTCACTCGCTCATCATAAAAGTAATAATGCGGAGCGCTATCACAAAACTCTTGCAGTAAATCCTGTACGCCTGTTGGCTCGGTTATTAAAACGCTGTAAGTAGTATTAAACGCGTTTGAAACCTCCGCATCCCAGTCATTCTTGTTAATAAATGACGGGTCAACGCTGGCATAGTTGACCATTAAGTCATAGCCGATATTGCTCACTGTGTCAGTCGAATATTGCAAGCAAAGCTGCACTGTGTCGTTTTCGCTGTGGTCGTCAATCTCAGTGCTGTAAAAGCCTCTAGTGAGACCACTAAAAGTGTCACCTGTGCGTGTAGTGTAAAGTATAACCTCGTCACCGATTCGAACAATGCCGTTACTTGCTGGGTATTCTGCATCGCCAATGCCCTCAGGTTGTAACGTAAAGCTTGTGTCAGCAGCCAGTATGTCAGCACTTAACGAGCCGTTTGATTCAACGGGCGCTTTCGCCCTGTCATTACTCAAAAGTTTAAGCGGGTCTTTACCCGTGATTGAAACGCCTGAACCGGTTTGCCCAAAGCTCTCAATGATATAATCGCGCTTAATGAAGTTAGATACATCAAAGGAATTATTAACAATGTAACCGCTAAATACACTTATCCTCTCACCTAGATAGTAGGGGTTTTCAGCCCTCCATCTTGTCCAAAATCTTTCTGGGTCTGATATTGTGCCCCACGTTGTGGAATCACTTGATTCAGCAAAGGATAGGCTTGTTTTTGCTCTAACCCCGATACCACCGCTTAAATCAATCTCTGCGGGATTTACGCGCAGAGATTGCAATGAAGGGTTGGCATCAAGGCCGAAAGGAGTAGGAGAGCGGTTTTCGCAAAACCTGTGGACGTTACCATTCACTTCCACCTCAACATACCACAGGTGCTCTTTGGAGTAATCTCTCTTGGCGTTATCGTATGCCATCTAAACACCTTTAAAGTTAAATGAAAGTCCGTTGCGCTTTGTTCTTGTTCCGTTCTGCATGGAAGTTGAAATATCGCCTGTCGTTTCACCAAAAGCAACATCGTTAGGGTACTCAAGCAGATTCCAAGCTACAAAGAACGGTCTTGTCTTTATCGCCTCTTTAAATGGCGCGAAGTATGTTCTGTACCACCCATCATCTATATTTTGCCATTCATAGGTAGTTTCGTATCCCTTGCGCCTAACCTGCCTACCAATTATCTCACCAGATTCTGTGCGGTTGCTATAATACTCTGTAACATCACTATCTGTGTACGGCTGGTGCCCGTTAAACATTGGTCTTTGCATTTGTAGTGCAAGGCCTGCGCTAATATATCCTATTTCACCATTAGTTCCTCCAGATACATATATCTCCAACACCCTCATTGTTACTGGTGTTGGCCTGTGGAACATTATTGCCGCATCTGTTGTTGGGCTTTTTGCACCTGCAAATTGCAGCAATGGGCCGCCCTCGATTTCTCTGTACTGAGGACTTATCGCGAATCCTCTACTTCCCATGTTGTGAGCGCCAATGCCAATAGTGTCAACTTGTTGCGCACTATTTAATACCACTTTGAAGTAACCTGGCGCAGGCGGTCTCCACTTCTCCCACGTATTCATTTTTAATGCATTCAGAGCAACGCCGCCAACATCAGAAGATACGCTAGAGTATCCTTCAAGCTTGTTGCTAGAAAGCATACGCGCATGGTTAAGCGGGAATGGAGGCGTTGTTAATGTGCCTGCTTTTGCTGTAAATGGCGTAGGCGTATAGATAACCGCTTCACTCTCTGCACCTATAAGGCTAGCGCTATCAACAGGCGCAACAGACTCAGCCGTTACGATAGACGGATTATCAATATTGCCAACCGACAAAGCGCTAAATAGCGAGGCGTTATCGATGCTATCAACTGGTTGCGCAGTTAACTCACTAGGCGCACCAATACCACCCGCAGCCTCAGCAGGCAGCACCGAAGCGCCACTAATAAAACAAACATCCTCAGCCGTTAACGGATTAGCTCCATCAATAGGCTGAGCAGGATTGGCTAACGGACATTTACGCGTCTTGGCTACGCTAAACTGCGTTGGTATCGCCATAGGTTACTCCGCGCAAGGTGGTTCGATTGGCGCTGCTGGTTGTGGCGTTAATGGCACTGGTGGTGTAGTTGTTACTGGTGCTTCTGGTGTTGGACAAGGCATGTTACCCTCCTGTTGCTGATAGCGTTACGCCATCACCTAATTCTTCGTTAATAGCTGATATTAAACCACGAATATCACCGCCTGAAAAGCCAGATCCTGTCAGGGCAATGCTGATGTTTCTTTGCTCTGGCTGCTGAGCTTGTTGGGTTGAGGTGTTGTTTACCACCTGCCCGCCTTGGAATGACTGGCCTGAACCAGCGCTGCCAAACTTGGTTGACATAATTCCCTTAACCTGTGCCGCGCTCGCAACAGCCTGCGCAGCCGCAAGAGGAACGTTAAAAGGATAAGGCACAGATGCCATGGTCTTTTGCACTGCTGCGTAGCCATCAACAACCGCATTAGCAACCGCGGCCGCTTTACCTATGGCAAACAGTTTCTTGCTGCCTGTATTCATCAGGCTTGCAAGGTTTCCGAATATATCACCAACTAGTGCAAGCTTTGCTTGTCGCTTCTGCTGCTCTAGTTGCATTTCCTTGTTATGCCGCTCTTTCTCAATAGCAACTAATTCATCCGCATGTTGCTGCGCTTTTTCCTTTTCTAGCGCATCATACTCTGATTGAGTGATAAGCTTTTGGTCTTTAGCTTCTTTGAGTTGTTCAAGCTCGGTTAAATAAGCCTGCGCCCTAAGTTGCTGCTCAGTCATTAGGCTTTCACGGAATGCGTCTAACCCTTGCTGCGCTTGCTCCTTGTCAGCTTCTTTTTGCTTCTTGCGTTGCTCTTCCTTGGCTATAATTTGGTCAAGAACTGACTCGTAATTTCTTTGAGCGTCAGCCTCTTGCTTGGCAGTTTCAGCCGCTGCGAGTTGAGCGTCTTTAAGGCGGTACTTCTCCTGTATTAGCTTAACAATTTGCGGCAACTGAGCTGTTGTGTTGTCCGCAATAGCGCGTTGTGTGGCCGCGTATATTTCAGCTGCCTCTGCGCCGTGCTCTAGCGCTATTACTTGAGACTGCAAAGTGATTGTGTAGCTTTGAGATCGTTTACTAACATCTTCTGACTGACTCCCAAGATTAGCAGTTTCGTCAGCCAGCTTTTTTACGCTCTGACTGTTTGTGTCAATCTGAGTCTTCAGGTCTTCTATTTTTATTTCGGTTTCTTTGATTGCATCAGCATATCTGCGCTGGTTTTCCTCAGCGCTACGAGGCACAGCAAATTGACCGGCATCTAAACCAGTGCCAGCCGACTGCATTTTCTCAAGCTCTTCTCGCAAACCTCTGATTTTCTCAAAGGCTTTTACGTTAGCCTCTGACATTTCATCAGCTGCTTTGCTGTTGTCTCTGGCAAGGAATTTTATTTGGTTGGCGGTTAGTGTTACTTCGTCGCCCAGCTCTTTTATTCTGTCTTTGAGGCTGCTTGTTTCCCCCTCAGCCCCAGTTAATGCTGGGATAAGAAAACTTAAGGCAGTTGCAGCAATGCCAACAGCCGCACCAAGACCGGCGCGACCTAGCACAATACCTAAATCAGCGCCTTGTTGTGACAATGCAAGCAAAGCGGATTGACCACCTTGAATCTGACCTACAAACTGCTGAATCTGTATACCAGCTTGCCCAGCGTTTTTACCTAAGCCTGATAACGACTTTCCCGCCTTGGTAGAGCCTCCAGACAACTGGTTAGCGCTAGAATCTGCTCGCTTAAAAGAAGTTTCAACGTTTTTGAGGTCTGTTTGAATGGTTTTGCTTGCACTCGTGACACCACTAACATCAACATCAACATCAAACTCAACCCCGCCCACTTTCTGTGTCATTACTCAAATTCCTCTGGGTTTTCGTTTATCATATCGGTTAACATTTTGGCTTGGTCTTCACTCATGCCTGCAATGGTGCGTTTAGGTCTATTGGCGTTAAACCATCGACCTAACTCAGTTGGTGACATGCTACGCGCTTCACTTGGCGATAAACCAAGTGCGTAACAGGTTTCGATTAAATCAGAGTAGGGGTATCTATCTACCCCTTGCCCTTTTTTTTATCGCTCACCCTCTCCGCTGTTTCTAGTTGCGGAAAACAGAGTTGAATCACATAACGAGCCGCTGCGACTAAATCAGCGCTTTCAGCAGGGCTAGACATAATTGATTCGTAAACCTGCTCTTGCGTCACTTCAACGCCTGCATTTTTAAGCAGCACAGCGTAAAGCTTTGCAACAAGAGTGATTTTGGGAATGCCGCCTTTGTCTAACTCGATAGCAGTAGCAAGCACGTTAACCTCATTATCGATAGATTCAACCAACTCCATCGTAATAGTTAACTCGTGCTTTTCACCTTTCCACCCAAGCGTTGCCTTGCGTCCAAACATATTACACACCCGCCGTGAACACTGGCTTACCTGAGAATGCAATTTCCATTTCAAACGTTGCCAATTCTTCGTGTGGGTTATCTTGGTTGAAAGATGTAATAAATACGTCACCTGCTAACGTAGAGCCATCAGGCCATGTGATAGTGATAGCGTAGATATTCTGGTTTGTGCCCAAGTTGTTTTCCAGTGTAGCAATCATGCTTAGGTTTTTAGACTTACCGCTAATTGACATTGTACGGTCAACACGGCCGGCATCTGAATGGTATTCAGCATCCGCACCGCTTGAGTCGTCGGTTGTGTCTAATCCTGCAATTGAGTATGCAAGGCTTTTGCTTACGATACCCGCGATAGTTGAGCCGCCAAAACCTGTTATTTTGACCGCGTCACCCTTAAAGCCGCCACCTACTGACATAGTTAAATCCTCGTTTAAACGTTAGTGCCTATAATAACCCCGATAAGTCAACTAGTAAATAACTGGTCAGAGTTGTTAGTATTCCTCTGCTGTGTAGCACAGCACTTGGAACGTGAAATATCTTCTGTTTTGCCCTGTGCGGTATTCGCCCATAACGTCTTGCGTCACGGTTGTGATAACGCACTCTTGCACATTTGCGTTGCGCCTTACGTATTCAAGCGCCGCCACTGCATCATTGAACAGCGCATTCAACTCTTGATTAGTTGCGTTTTTGCCACTAAACAAATAAACCGTTACCGATACTTGCCTTACAAATGCGTCAACAGGCCGCCCTTCCTGCCTGCAATAGATGATAGGCTCGCCAATAGTGAATGGCTCGGTTGCTTCATCCCACCCAATTGCAGGATTGTAAGTAGGTAGCGCATTTGTGCGTATAAAGTCGCGTATAACATCAGCGTGTCTTATGTTCATTTATTTATGCTCTATCATGTTTGAAAAGGCTCTTACTGCGTCGTCTCCAACTTCATTCCACGCAATATTCATCCAGTTAGATACGGCGTTTGGATTGTAGCCGCCACCCTTTTTACCTGGAGTGTTAGGTGGCTTCGGATTCCAGTCTGTGCGCTCATGCAATGCCGCTGCGTAATCAGTGTAATAACCATAAGTCATGCGCCAGCCGTTACCGTTATCACGCACCCGATAACTCCGCGACTTAACAAGCGTAGAGGTGTCAACTGGGACATAAAAATCAGCTTCACCCGCAAGAATCGTATACATGGTAAATAGCCCGCGCTCTACGTCTTTGGGTAAATCCTCGGTTAACGCTTTGTTTATCTTGCGCGCTACATCAGCGGGTGACTTTCCGGCCTTAAATGGCATTACTTTACCACCTCATAAGAGAATGCCTTGTCAATCAAAAGGTAATGATTGCTGCCGAATAAAGTCTGCACAAACCAGATTGGCTTTAGTGCGTAGTACAGCCAAGTTTTTCTAACTTTAATATCAACTTTGCACTTAGCCATAATCTACCCCGTAAACGCTTCGTATTCTGTTATCTGACCGCGCAGACCTGTACCAAATCCAGTCTTACGCACCTTTTCCGCATTACTTGGAGGCGTTGCATCCGTAGACGTACCGTAAACCACATAAGCGTTAAACGGAATTTGCACCACGCTGTAAATGGACGTTGAAGGCTGAAACTCTACACCCTCAGCATCACGCTGCATTGAGCCGCCCGTCATGTATTCACATGATATTGTTTGCGGCGCTAAGTATGATTGATTGGCGTATGGGTCGTTAGGGTCGTAACCGCTTTCAGTCCAAAACGTTACTTTGTCAATCATGTGGCGGGTTGCTAGCGGCATGGCTTAACACTCCGCGCAAATCTCAAAGGCTTGCTGAATAAACCAATTATACACCCCCCCGCAGGAAGTGCCGCTAACTGTTGCCCGTAACGCGTTGATTCAAGCCCTTTGCCACCAAAGAAGCTGTAAGACGCGCTAGCGCCTTGTCTGGTTGTTTCGCTTGTTACGCTGCCACCTGACGACATTTCTATCATGTGCGAAACTGCAAGCGATACAGCCAAATCTTGCATGTCTTGACTGTAATTGGATAAACAAGCCTCTGCATCATCGAACATAGCGCCATACAGGTCTATTTGCGCATCTGTTGCGCTTGGTAATAGCGCTTTAACTTTGTAGCTTGGTATGACGACTGCCATTAGAATCTTTCCACTGGTCGGAGTTGTTAGCTTGTCACTAGTGTACTATATTCGGGGCTGGATTAACAAATTGGAGATTACACAAGTGAAAGGTATTAGCAAAGCATCATTGTTTCAATTCGTTTTAGCGCTAGCTTTCTTTACGTGGTACTTAATTACTGGCAGCGAAGTAATGGGGATATTGTCTTTATTCCTTGTTACATGGGCGCAAATAGACCAGTTACAGTTTAAGCTTAAGGATAAATAACAACGAAAATCCATCTGGCATATGTGAAGCGCCATTGTACCGTTTGAGCCTATCCTAATGAGGCGAAGTTGCCGCTACGGACAATGGATAAGCTGAATATGCAAGCCAATCTAGCATATATGAAGCGCTGGTAGCCCCGCCAGCGGCGAAAGAGGGGCTTGTTTAATTGGAATTATTAATGAGACTATCAAGAATACTTAGAAACACAGGAAAGCCGCACATACTTGCGTTTGATGGTTATTGGTGGAGATTCACTTTCACCAAGTGCGGCCTTTATATTGAAGGTGAAAAGTTGGGTGAGTTTTAAATAGGAGATTGATTGTGGAAAGGCTAGTTAGAGTTGAGTTACACGACGACGATGATTTTAATTATGTAATGCAACTAATATCGCTTTACGGAGAGGCGAGAGAGGTAAAAAAAAGAGATAAGCACTGACGGCATTTCGCTAAAGCATGTAAAGACACTTGAAGAAGCAAAGGCCATTCAAGTTGAGTATTACGACAAGATAAAGAATCGTTGAGGTTGGGATATTAAAATGAGCACAAAAAGCACAATACTAAATACACCTTGGTGTCACGTTTATAGTGATTATGCGTATAACCATGGCGAAACTGTTGTCGATGTTAGCGACCTAGAAGTATTGGTTATAGAGGCATCTTACGGTAATGTTGAAATGTATGGGGAGGAGCATTTAAACAAAGATAACGACACGATAATTATTGGCGCAGATTCAGAGTTTGCAAAAATGGTTATATGGATGTGCGAACAATACAAGGCTGCGCATGACAAGGTTGAGGATGTTGATATTAATGGCCAGCCTGAGCCTTTAAAGTCGATTTTAAATGGCTTGGGTGGTCCAGGAAATAAGGTGCAAGTTGTTAATGGCGTCTTGACTATCAAGACTGAGCGAGAAGGAGATTAAAGTGAAAGAACATTTAACAGAAAAGTTTTTAGTAGGCATTGCGGTTGATGTGGCTGTATCGGTAAATAAAGCGGTTGCGATAACTTTTATTGGAGCTATTTATGGGATAGAAATAACAATGCAATTGGCTTTAGTGGTTGCGTTTTGCTTCTCTGCACTAAACATCAAATACAAAAATGGCGGGGATATGCCGTCTTGGGGTGAAGTTGTGAATTCTTCTGTATTTCTATGCTTGATGCCGTGGTGCTTTGTTTTAACTGCTTGGCTTGCGTCTTTTGTTGTGTAAATAAAAACCCCGCACTAGGCGGGGATTATTCTTACTTTTCGTCAGTCTTAGTTTTTGAGGTTTTACGTGTCGTCTTTTTAGGCGTAGATACTTCAAGCTTTTTATCACCCGACTCACTTTCGACCTTTGGCGGGGCGATAAGCTTACCACCCACGCCAAACACGCGACCTTTAGCGTTAGCCATCACGCGATAACTCTCGCATACAGTACGCCCGAACGACCAGCCGTATCCGCTTTAATAAGCAGGCCAGCAGCACTCCAAGTAACGAAGTTGTAAGGGTCGTTAAACATATTACGCACAACAGGCTGCGTATTAACTGCCATACCCACTTGCAACTGAACGTATTCATCAGAGTTTGCCCATGCTAGGAACTCGTTACCGCTTAGCTGCGAGCCGTTAGATTTAACGATGTCAGCAACACCTGGAATATTGCGCAATGCTTCAAGCGTGTTACGGAAGTTTGAGTCCGTAGTACCTGTGCGTAGTGCGTTAAACCAGATTTCAGAACTTACCGCAAAGGTGATATTCATATCAACGTTGTTAGCTGGCCCTTGTAGCGCTGTTAACGCCGCAATGATAGCTTTTTCAAAGTCTGCGTAAGTTGCAGAAGCTGAAGTTAAATCAACGTTTACACCTGCTGCACCTAGCTGCAATGATTGCGTGTTAGGGCTGTTCTTCATGCCGTAAGCTTCAACGCCTTTGTACTGCACATCAGCAACGCCGTTAAGCGCATGGTCGTAGATACTGCGACGTACCGCACGAACAGTGTTCGACTGGTCATCTTGTAGCGCGTCAAAGTCTTCACTACGCATCGCTTCAACTTCGCGCCATTGACGGCCAAATGCGGCATCGTGAATCAACACCAGAGCGCCGTCGTAATCGTAAGCGGCACGGTCTAGCTTGTGTGCTTGACGGCCACTGATAGTAGCTTGAGCGATGCCAGAGTCAGACGCTTGTGCATACTCTGCAACGATTTTACCAACAGGTAGCGAGCGAGTAGGTAGCAATGAAACGATGTTAGCACCTTCATCACCAGCCATTACGCGCTTAATCGTGCGGTCAAAGTCACGGTAAGTGTCTTGTGGCACACGACCAGCGTTAGCCGCTAGAAACGAGTTGCCCATCAAGCCAGCAGATGCAGCCTCGCCGATAAGGTTAGCTTCACGATTGCCATGAAGTTTACGCATATTGACGATTTGGTTGTACTGCGCTTTTGCATTGCCAGAGTTAGCAATGATTTGTTTATCAAGATATAAGCTCATTACTTACTCCTTATTTCACGTATACGCGAATTGAGCCAGCGCTACCGGTAGTGGTAACAGCTTCATCAGCGTATGCAATTACGTTAGTGCCAGCACCAAGCGCAACCAAGTTACCAGATGCGTTAGTGGTTAGCGCGTCGTCTTTAGCGATGGTTTGACCTGCCGCTAGCGCCATTTCGTAGTACTCACCCGATTGAGGTCGAGCACCTTGTACGGTTTCGTCAACTGGGTAATCCTCTGTAACCTCGCCAAGAACATTCTCTAGCGCGAAGTAAACCATGCCTTCTTGGTCAGCACCAGCTACCGCAAACGCGCCAGATGATACAACCAAAACTTGGCGTGGGCTGATAACTTCAGACGCAGGAAATTCCGTTACGTCAGGATGACTCTCAGCAGGGCCAATATAAACTGTGTTTGACATTATCAATCCCCTTATTCTGGAAGTGTGTCAGATAGGTAAGAATCGTCAGAGTTACCCTCTAGCGATTGCGCACCCGCTAAACCGAAAGCCGCTGGCTTTGGTAGCATTGCTTTAAGTGAGTTAACCGAAAGCGCTTTGATTTCAGACTCAGACAATTCGATAGAATTAGCTTTAAGCTTTTCAGCTAGCTTTTTCTTCTCTTCCTCGTCTTCATCATCTTTCATGTCTTTCATAGCAGCTTTCACTGCTTCATTAACCATTGCTTGCACGTCGGGCTGGCTCTGCTCGCCCTGTGCGGTTGTTTCGGCGGCATTCGCCTGTAGCATTGACTCGTAAGCCTCTAGCATTGCGGCATCATCCATATTGGCTGTGTCAATACTGTTAGCTTTGAGTTGCTTCATAATATGCTCTTTGAACATATCTTTGCCCTCGTCTTGGTTTGAAGTTAAGCCCACAAATGGACTGGTTAGAACACTTTTAACACCCGAAGAAATGCGTTCCCAAATGGTTTTACGCTTCACTTCTTCCAGCGTGTCGTCAATCATTACGGATTCACCATCGCGCATGTATTTAACCATGTAAGACGTTTCACCGTCCTCGAATACTGCGTAATCGTCACCGAAGTCGTTTAACCATACGTGCTTTTCGTCGTCGCCAAACTTCTTTTGTATCTTAGTTTGGAGCGATTCACGCAGGTCATTAAAAGATTGATTCACGTCTAGCACTGCGGTATTGACTGATAACTGTTGGCCGTCATGCTGTACGTGTGTGAATAGATTAGCATTAACCATCATGCCCACACCGTCTGCCGGTGTAGCTGCGCCGTCTTCGTCAAGCAAAATCGCATCATGGTCGTGAATCATGTTGGCAGCTTTCCAGGTGTATTCTTTGCCTGTTACGCTTTGACCTTGCTCATTAACGCGATTAAGCAACACGCCAGTGCTTGTATGAATCGGCTGGTTAGTGTCGATAGCCTCGATTAGTCTGCGTCCACGCTCGGTTTGCATGGCTGTATCAACATGAATATGCTTTTCAACATAAACGCGATGCCCGTATTGCTCGCACTCTACACGCTTAACATTCTTGTTAAACACACCGCATTGATAATACAGAATGCCATCAGGGCTGTTTGCAGTGATGAAGTTACCTTGTGCATCGGTTGGATGCCCAATAGGTGCAGGAGTATCTTCAAGGCTTGCATAGCCTTTTTCGATTTCCTCAGCAGGATATAAGCCGCCATTCATTACCACGTTATCCGGCAATGTATAACTAGGCACAATATACACCAAATCGCCGCGCTCGTTACGCTCACGTCGAATTGCTGAGTTATTTACCTTATTAACTATCGTTACTAATTGCTTTGTCATAGCCATAAATACGGTTATTTTTCACTATGGTATCGCGTATGGGTTGTGGGGTCAACTAACTGGTCAGAGTTGTTTCGGCTGTGTTTATGGTGTAGGTTAAACGCACACTAACAGGGAGATTGATAAATGTTTCATGTAATAAATAAAAACACTAAGCGTATCCATTGCAAATTCGATAATTATTCAGATGCGTGTATTTGTATGCACAGAATGAACCAAGAAGATGCGGATTTATATAATGACCACTCGTACCCATACGCTGTTGTGGAGTCTGAATCATGAACCTAAAAACCCCAAAGCAAGTCATCAACATGCGAAAGAAAGCAAAACAGGCAGCGATTGACGAAACCAAGCGCTTGCAGCAACGCCGCCTAGATGCTGATGAGCGTAAATTTTTAAATGAGTTTAGGGAGATTTGGGAGTGAAAACAATAAGAGAAGAGGATTTAATATTACTATCTTACAATTTATCTAGAAATGTGCCTCGTGTCGCATTAGGTCTTCCTGAAATTCCACCTACTATGGAGCAGGTTGGTAAAGTATCATCTCAGATTGCACACTTCGCCAAACAAGGCGTTAAGGTTAGGTTGAAATGAACGAACAAGCAGTCAAGATGCAACTGAAAATGATTGAGCTAATCAAGGTTAATGATAAATGTATGCCGTACAATAATAGCGGCATTGGCGTTATGAATATTCAGTTTGATTTACTTTGGGAAGAAATTTACGGCTATTTGCCGCACGGGTGTTGAGGGCTATATAATCCCTCTCCTTTTTAACTCTTCCATGTTGTGTATTATCTTTGATTTGCCAAACTCACCATGTAATTCATTACACTTTTCATTGTAGGCTATGACTGCGTCTTTTATGTTTGAATAAGTTCCTATCGTTATACTCTTTGATTTGACGCATATCTTGGCAGTCCAATTGCCAGACGACCTTACCCTAATAACTCCGATAAATCCGCTTGTATTGCTTTTTGGCTTAAGTTGATGCTGGCAATTGCTAGATTTATCCACGCGTCTTAAATTCTCAATCCTATTATCGCTTCTTACATTGTTAATATGGTCTATAAATTTAGGTTCATCACCATACACAAGGCGCCATACAATTCTATGAAAAAGATAGTGGTCTCCATAAACCAGTATTCGACAATACCCGTGACTCTCTTGTTTGCCCGAAGTGACTGTTCCAGCTCTTTGATTTCCAGCAGAAACCTTTCTCTTTAATTTACCGCCATCGACATACTCGAATAGCCCGCTCAGCCTTTCTTTTGTTGGTAGCGGTAGATTTCTCTGGTTATGCCCTACAAATGTCTTTGATTTCGCATATCGCTTTTTGTAAGATTCGTGGGCGCACTTCTTGCATGTTCCGCGATAACCTGATGTTGTACGATTTGATTTGTAGTATTCAGTTAGCGGTTGAGTTATACCGCATGATTTGCATGTTTGCATATTGATTCCTTAGGTCAAAAGGTGGTCATTGTGGAAGTTTAGGGAGGTGGAGACCAATCCACCCATAAGCCGCTAAGCCTTACCCTTGTTTGTATATTAAGCCTTTTCGGGGTGCATTGCAAAGAACATTTCACCACGCTTTCTTTGTCTGTCGATTAACTTTTGCTGTGTAGGCTTGCCATTAACCATAACCACTTCAACGGTGCTACATAAACACTGGATGCGATTGGAACCCTCTGCCCACCACTCGCGCTGTTCTTCAAGCGTATACAATTTACCATGCCTAGCTGCATGAGTTGGGCGCGTGTTATCAACCAAGGCGCTCACATGCATCTGCATAATTTGCAGCCCTAAGCGGTCACGCACATCCTTTGATTCTTCGTACCTAGCCTCAGTAAAAGCCTGATTAACCTCAGTCCTAGCAATACGCAACGCCCTATAACCCTGTATCTGGTCAAACGTCTTGCGAATATCACGCGCTATTGTACGGGGTGATTGTCCTAATGCCACGCCTTCGCCAAGTATGCGCCCTAAGTCGTTAGCAGCTTGATTGCTAAACCCTTTCATACTTTCAAAAGCCCTAGCCGCGATAATCTCAAAGCGTCGAGCGTATTCGGGTGAAGTCAACACACTATCAAGGTGCATAACCTCTGCTATGTTTGGCGCTGCTGATTCTGCTGCTAGTTTTAACCGAGTGAACGCTTTGGTTGTGCCCTCTTGCCATGCTTTGCCTAGGTATTGACTGAGAAACCACCCGCGACTAAACCCGTTCAACTCTAACGCCTGATAAAACAGCGCTTGCAACTCATCGAATAAACCTGCAATGCGCTGCGGGTTAACATCGTAGTTGTACCGCGTCTTGTTAACCGTTATCGACTCAACAGGGAAACTATAAAGAATAGCTAAAACAGGTTCGCGTAGTCGCTCCACGCGCTTGCTAATATCAACTTTTGCACGTAGACGATTGCCCGCCTGTCCGGTTGGGTCTTTTTCTAGTCGGGTTGGTACAATGCGCTGCGTCAAAGCTCACCATCCCCACCATCTTCAACCACTTCTTCAAACTCCGGCTTTTTCTCATAACCTGCAATTTCAAGCGCCTGATTAGGGTTAAATACTTCTTGCCCAAACTTGGTATTAATCTCAGCCATTTTCAGCGCTAGATTAAGTTTAGCCTCGTCACCTGCTGCGGTTAAGTCGTCGAACTCAACTATCTTATCCGTGCCGTCGTAATCGGTGTACTCGGTTAACCATTCAAGCATTGAATACATTTGCATAGATAGGTAGTTTTCACGGCGTGATTGTGCAGTCTGTTTGTCGATACTTGTATCTTGCTCACCTGCTAGCACGCCAGTCTGAGCGCCCACCAAGCCCTTAGCAGACCATCCGCGTCCTGCTGCAACGTCTTCAAGCGCTATCTGGCTAGCCTTGTCGATTGCAGCAATAGAGCCGCTATCTCCGATACCCTTTAATTCCATGCCGCCTAAGTACGGTACAGCGTCAAAGCTATCTTGCATGTCTGTAATGGCCTGTGTCAGGTCGTCCATTTCTTCATCACTTGGCGCACTGCCCGAAGTATCAGCCGCAGCTTGTAACACTGCTCGCATTGCTGCCTTTTTCCAGAAGCCCTCTGCACCTGCACCGCGTACTTTTTCCCAATCCATTAGCGCGTTGTAGATAGGCTCTAGGCACGATTCACCGTAGATAGTGTTACCCACTGCGCCCTCATTCCATATCCACACGCGGCTATGATGAATAGTCATTTGCTCTGTGCCGTCGCGCTGACTTGATTGTCTTACACCGTTTTGCTGGTACGTGTAATGAAGCGGCATTCCATAGCGAGGTGATTGCGGGTCAAGGTCGAGATTACCCGGTATTAACTGTCCTTCCCATGCTGGCATCAAATCAATAATGTTATCCATGGCTGTGCGCTGCATAGGCTTGTCTAGTGTAAGGCCATCAGCAACACGCACGATAACACCAGCGTAATGCCCAACAGACTGCATGTCATCAACCTGTCGAAGCTTAGGCCACATTTTAAGGCGCTTGGCAAACTTCTTAAATTGCTTGTCGTCTTCCTCGTCGTTTAGCTTAACCATTGGAGGCGTTAACCAGCACATATCAATCGGGCGCTTAACCGCTGCACGAGCCAAACCGATACGGCGATACACTGAGTAATAAAACCAGAAATCCAGCGCTAACGGATAACCGTAATCGCTGTACGCCTTGCCATGCTTAGTGCCTGTGAAGTGACCTAGACCAGAATAAAACGGCAAGCGCTTCAATGCTGAATTAAGCTTTAATTGCCCCGTAGTGGGCTTAATGTGTGGTTTCATGCTATCGAATCCGGTTAATTTTTACCTAGTGTATCATTTATCTTCGCCGCCTGCCTACGCGGATTGTTGCTTGCGGTTTTGAATACTTCTCCATCGCATAACGCAATGAGTCGATAAAGTGGTTAAAGTCGTCAACAGGCTTGTTCAGTTGTTTACCTTCCTTGTCAACATCCCAGCAATAGTTATTAAACTCAGTCATAAACTCAACCAAGTGCGCGTTAACCACAATCTTAAACTCTAGTAGGAAATCAATTCCAGCGTTTATTGAGTCTTTACCCTTCTGGGCTGGCGAGCACTTAATGCCAAGCGTTTGCAATCGACTTATTGATTTAGGCTCTGCGCTATCAAACGTTGTATTGTGCTTGTGAGCCTGCATTTCCTTTATGCGCTCCGCAATCTGCTCGTTACTCATTCCTTTTTCGTAGAATCCATCATACACGTAGATGGTTTTATTTTGCATATCCACGTAGGTCTGATTGAATGCAGTCGGATCGTTTACGAACCCGAAATCGCCGCCTTGGACGCAATCAAGATGCCAAACATCCTCTAACTTGAATGCTCTATGCTCTACATTATTGAACACAAGCCCTTCAGCCGTACCCCAATTACCAAGCGCGTATATGTTGTAGTAGCGCGGGTTTGTTTTCTTCTTGTTCTCCATAACCATCTTGTAATCAGCATCTATAAATGCGTTATCAAGATATGTTGTTTTAAGAGTGAAGCATCCGTCTATTGGGTCATCGAAGAATACACGTTTAATCCAGTGCTGCTCGCTAATCGGGTTTAGCGTGAGGATTATTTGCTTTGCATACAGGGTTTCGCCACGTAAACGCAAATCTAGCTGCTCGAAATCCTCTTGTGTGAATTCCGTCGCTTCTTCCATCCATACACCTGTAACTCCCTCAATGGATTTTAGTTTTTCGGGGTCATCCATCCCCGTAAACATCAACTGAGCGCCGTTTTTCTTGTATGTAATGGTTAGGTCTGTAAGATTTACGTCAAACTCATCGTATAGCCCCCATAAAGATATCAGGTTACGAAATAGCGTAAACACCGACCGCTTGATAGTGCGGTTAACTTTACGCACTACGAGGAACTTGTGCGGCTTCTCAATCTCTTTGACTGTGCGATATAAGATTTTACGGGCTACTATGTGTGATTTGCCCGAACCCGCGCCGCCCCATGCAACTTGGTAGCGGCTGTTATCTTTGAATAGCGGAACAAAGGCGGGAGATTTATCTTTTACATGCCGCCTAAAGTCAGCAAGGTTTACCATTCATGCTCGCCGGTATCAGTTACTTTTTCGCTATGCTCGATTTGCTGCTTATCATTCCAACCGTATTGTTTAAGCGCAAAGACTAAGCCAGCGTCCCCGCGACCATTAGCAAGTTGCTGCTCGTACTGCCCCTCAATCATAAATAAAGACTCTTCTAGCACTTCTTTGTAGTCGGGGTCTTTCATGTAGTCAAAAAACGACTGCTTAGTCTTAAAGCCCATAAAGCGGAAAAGACCAACCCGGGTAGGTCTGCTTTCTTCTGTGCAAAAATCAATGTATTCTTGAGCTTTGCCCTCTAACTCTTCTGGTGAAAACATCTTCTTTCTTCCTCTGCGCTTGCCTTTGTGGGTCACTTCAACCGTACCCACTCTGCAAGTCTTGCTGCCTGATTTCATATAGAAACCACCTTATACCGCCCTTTGCGCTTATACCTCAATGTATGCACACCAAGTAAGCGCATGTCGTGAACGAATTTACGGGCTTGCTTCGGGCTTATGGGTTGACATAATCCGTTAACCGTAGCCTCGCCACCGTAAAACGTCACCGTTGTAAATGATTCGTATGTACCACACTTCTCACCGAACCGATAGAGACTAACTATCGGTGTGAACATTAGCACTCCACTATGGTTAATACGCCAGTATCACAGTCTGAGCGTGTTGCGGTTTGCCAAGACCAGTGTACTTCATGACGGCCAACAGTCTTGCCCTCAAAATAAGCCTGTAGGACGTTATCGCTAGAAGTGGGTAGCGTAACAGTTGCGCCACTACAAGTAACGGTCAATCCAGTTATAGCCTCACCATCTAGCCATCCGCTATCAATGGTGTAAGTGTAATTGCCAACCTTTCCGACTGGCAACGGCTTTTCGTAAAGCTGGCTCATACGTCACCTATGCGAATGTGATAGCTAGCGAGTTAACGCTCGATGTTTCGCCGCTGATGTAATTAGTCGTTGATACGATAACATCCGCACCGCTTGTGCCTAGCGTTAAATCGTACTCGGTAGAGCCATCAATCAACTTAGCATTATCCGCTGTACCTGTGGCATCGATTGTGTCATCTGCAATAGCGTTAGCCGTTACCGTGCCGCCTGATGCTGCGCCGAAGCCTGCCAATGTATGCGTTGCAAGTACCGTAGAGCCTGCGCGAATCTCAAGCGTTGCATCTGCGTATCGTGTAGCCAAGTCGGTAGCTAATGCGTTTAATTCCGCTGTATTTGGTGTTGCCATTTTGTCACCCGTTAATGTTGTTTGATAGTATCGGCGCGTTGATATTGTTTGACAATACGCGCTGGTTAATGTTCGTTTCTTCATCGACTATTATCGCAATTCCACCAACAATAGCAACTACGCTGACGCTAGGCGGTGAAACAGCGAAACTTACTGTTGATTCTGGTTGCGGCAATGTAGCGCTTGCTGATATTGATACAGTAGGCGCGTTAATCGTAAATGCAACGTTAGCGTTGAAGCTTGGCTGTGTCGCTGTCGCTGATACTGAAACGTTAGGCGCTGACACGCTAAACGCAATATCTGAAACCGGATTAGGTAGCGTTGCGCTTGCTGACGCGCTAACGACTGGCGTAGATACGGTGTAAATTACGTCGGCGCTTGGGTTTGGCAGTGTAGCGCTAGCATTGGCTGATACGCTTGGGGCGCTAACACTGAATGATACTGTCGCGCTATACCCTGGCAACGTAGCCGAAGCGTTAGCCGCAACACTTGGTGAATTAACGGTAAATGCAATATCTGATGCAGGTTGTGGCAGAGTAGCCGATGCACTTGACGATACACTAGGCGGTGATACAGAGAAGGCAATATCTGCTTGCTGCGCTGGTACGGTAGCACTTGCACTAGCTGATACTGATGGGCTATTCACCGTATACGCTACATCAGCCGTTATGCCTGTTGCATCACTATAAAACACCCATTGGCTGTCATCGGTTGGGAAGTTAACAAGTGTACCGTTATTGCTGCCTACTGTGTCGGGGAGTATTGAACCTGTGCCGTTTGAAGTTGATGGGTCGTAAAAGCTTATAGCTTGGCCATTGACCTCAAACTCGATATTGTATAAATCACTGGCTACCGTTGCTGTAGAAAAGTTTGCGCCTAACACGCCAAAAGTAAAAGATTGGCTGCTGTTTTGTGCGGGGCCTTGCTGCTGCCCGTCATAATGCAGAGATAAGCTTCCTGCCACCCTGCGAAGTTCTACTTTTCTGTCGATAGACTGGTCGGTGGCTTGTGAAAATCCGACATTACCTCCCGTTCCTCCGTAAACAGTAATATTACCGTTGGCGAAATGTATTATCCTAGAGGATGAAGAGGCTACAGTATCACCACCTAAAACCCTGTGATTTCCACTAGATGTTGTCGGCCACCGCCACTTAATACTAAAGTCGTCTGTTGTGCTAATGTTGATTGTTGACGCAAGAGTCACATAAGCATTAACACCGTCAAACCGCAGCAAATAGGCCATTACGCAATAACCCCGTAAGCGTCATCTACGTAAAAACTAGTATACCCACGCGGCACTTGTGCAAGATAATCACCTGACTTATCGACTAGCCCAAAACCTGTAACGCGCTGCTTCATGCCTTGAATATCTACAAACACTTGAGGCCTATGCGCTTCTACGTCTTGTGCAGTCGTGATTTTCAGCCAACCGTTAACAGGCTTTACTTCTTTCTGTGTAATCGGCAAAAACTTTGCGCGTTTAAAATCGTATTCGGTGGCGTTGGCGTGTGGGTAGTAAACCTCGTTAGCTATTGCGATAGCTTTATCAAGTACAGATTGCAATGCTTCATCGTTACCTTCTGCTGCAACTAGCGCTTGCATTAACTGGATAACCCCTTGCCCTGTTTCGTTAGATTGGATTAGGTTGTATTCAGTTGAATCGAGAAATGCCGCCGCACCATCCCCTAGCGGGTGACTTTCATCTGCTGCAATAGTTTTCAGTCTGCGATATTTCCCCGCTTCAGAAAGCCATGCGTTCATACTGTTGCGGTGAATCATCTTTCCGCGTACTTGCGTATATTCTTTTGCCGCTTCGAGCGTTTCAAATTCTGCTAGCTGCTTCATAAATAATGCTCCTCGTCACGCTCAATGCTTGCTTGGCAGTGGTTATCTTGATTCACTGCCAACTTAAATAATAAATCGATTACAACCGCCATGGCTTGCGCTGTCTTGCTGCCCTGCTCTGCCATGTAGCCCACTTTGCTTGATACTGTTACATCAGGGTTTCCATTGTGAATAGCGTTGACTAGTTGGTCGGTACTTATCCATAACGCATAACGATACCTGCGCAATGAATCAAACGGGATAGCTAATAACGTTACAGGAAGAATTAAAGGTGAAAGAACAATAAGAATGTATGCCCACACAATTGATACTGATGCTAACAATAGCTTGGCTTTAATGAAGTGCATAGCACATACCCTTAACTAGATAAACCTAGTATACGCTTTAAGAAGGCGAAAAAAAAGGCCGTTTGCAGCCGGCATCAAAGGGAGATTGTGAAAGTGTGATTGGTCACGGGTTTAATCATTACACGGCACATACTTTAAGTCAAACGGATATTTAACATTCATCACATCAACGTTATGCGTTTGCTTCATGTGCTGCACAAAGCCGTTTATAGCTTCATGTGTTGTGTTGGCTCCCTTGATTGTCTTGTAAAGCTTTCTCCCTTGGTGCATGTATGCGAATTGTGGGGTTAGCATCTTTTCTTAACTCCAAAGCCACCTTTTAACCCTTTAATTACACTCTTCGTCGGGTCTCCCACAACTAATCTTCCTGAGCTAATCTCTCTTTCCAAGAAATCCTTCAAACCCTGCACTTCATCAACTCTTTTTGGCTTGTCTAGGTCTATTGAATCAATCCATTGCGAAAAATGCTCTGGGCTTTCTATGTTATCAGGCATATCAATTAACCTATCGTCATTAGGCACTATTGGTTTACGCCATTCGCCAATAAAAAAACAAATTGGAACTGTGAAAATGATACATAAGACAATTAACAGATGCCAGCCGTAAGTATATTCATTAATAAAATCAAGCATTATTAATCCTTTTTCATCCACACCATGACACGCTTCATTGAGGGCGGTGTTGCTATACTTCCAATATCGCTAAGCACTGAGCCTAACCACAAAAAACAATACCCAAGCGCGCTACATAAAAACAAGAACAAAGTTATCGGTATAAAAATAAACAACAGTGGAATCGCTCTAAGTTTAATACCCATTATCTTTCCTTCCTCGCCACCGCACGGACAATACTACCCACCGCCAAAGCTCCGCCAAAGCAGATAATTGCCATAGCTGCACCGATGCCGTACACGACAAGCGGGTTTGATAACACGTAGTTTGTAAAGCTAATCATTGGTTTGCTCCTTGCGTAGTTGTTCTACCCATTCTTTCATTTGGTCACAAGCGTTAAGCGGGAAGGCATAAATCAAAGCCTTAGCCCCCTTAATTTGATTCTCTATGGCGAATTTCCTAGCCTTGCTATTTACATCAGGATCTCTAGCAACAGCGTCTGTTATGTCAAGCAGCCTTTGAATGCTTTTTCTTGGTTCTTTCTCGTCTACTGTGAAATCCCACAAAACACATTCTTCATCTATTGCTGATTTATATCTCAACATTCTTGCTTGGCAACTTTCGAATATCTCAAAGAGGTTTTTATACTCTTCATTAGCCTTTGCTAGTTGTGTGCGAAGTTCTTCCGCCTGACACTCAAGCCCTTCAATGTACTCATTAAGCTCTTCCATGGAGACTTCTTCATAATCTGAGGTCTCATTTAAGCTGTTATTCATCAAGGCATCGCATGCTGCGTTTAGCTCATTATTTGGGATATTTTGCGTTATTTCTTTGATGTATTTATCACTCATTATCCTGCTCCTTGCGTAGTTGTTCTATTTCTGAATCAATAATATCCGTGCTTAACCAAACGGGCTGCTCCATCAACTTTTCTACGCTGGGAGATTGACTAATAATCCAATTTTTATGCATTAGGTCAACAGCTTTTGATTTTATCTTTTGAAGCACCTCAATCTTTGCTTGACTTAGGATTTTATTTCTATGGTTTTTGTTGTTCATTTCTAATTCAATGTTAGCCGAAGAAATCCCGACTTTATTGCGAAGTTCAGAGTATCTAACCTCCAACTCCTTCACACGATCATTAGCCTTTTTTAATTCGTCTTGGCATGATTCAAAAGCTGAGAAAAGCGCTTTGTAATCTTCATTAGCATTTGCTAGTTGTGCGCGTAGGCTATCTCTTTCAATTAGAGCGTTATCAAGCTCTTCTTTTGTCATAAAGTCACATATATTATTCATATCTATCTCCCTTGTAAAAACTAAACCTTACTCGCTTTCTGTATTACTAACAACTCTGACCAGTCCAAGTCGATACCCCAGCACATTAGCGACAGCCTCTAAGTCTGCCGCTTTTGGTAGTGTGCCATGCTTGTAAAACCATCGCTTTATCGTGTTGAATCCAACGCCGCTTCTGTGTGATAGCTCTGCGTGTGTTAAGCCTTGCTCTTTCTTAGCATGGCGCAATTGCTCGATTAAGTGGCGCATCAATCGCCACCTAACCTAGTTATAACGTACAACTTGTACTTATCGCCATTCCTCAAAACTACATGGCTTGATTCACCTAGCGGCGCATGTTTTCGCACTGTGCTGCGGTTGACGTTTAGCGATTTAGCTAGTGCGGTCTTGTCGTTGTCGAACTCAGCAAGCAGCTCACTGATGGTATAAGTTGCTTTATGCTTCGCTGGCTTTGTTATTGGCTGGCCAAACATTGCTTACCCTCCTGCATCATAAGATAAACGATACAAGCGGCGCGTAGTGGGTTATCATTCGGCATTATCTCATGCACAACACCTTCAAAGTGATTGCTTGCAAATCCTATCTGGTTAACCTCTTCATGCGGTAATTCTATATCAATCTTATTCTCAGCAATAATCGACCAAGCATCGCTTGGGTTGTTGCAGGGGTTAAATGGGGGCGCAGAGGCGTAACCGCCGTCAAGCACTGAAACGCTAACAGCGCAGCCGTCAACTGGGTCTTCATCATCTTCTATAACAAACCCCCAATACTCAGCAACCGCTTTATTAATCTCAAAATCACTCATGTTTTCGTAATCCATCACAACCCCGCCTCATTCTCAAGTTTTGTTCTGTACAACTCTCTTAGCATTGATTCTGCATTTCGGTCAAACAGGCTCTCAATTTCGTCTTTTCCCATTTGCAGATTCCCGTTTAAAAGGTCATCCAAAATCTCATAAACGAAAGAATCATTATGCATTACGGATTCCATCACCTTGTCGTAACTCAACCCCATAACCGCCTCACCCTCACGCAGACGCTCAACCGCCTCGGCTAGTTCTTTTTCGTTTATCATTGTTCTTCTCCGTTAGTTAGCGCCAGCAAGTTAGCAATATGGTTATCAATGCTAACTATCTTCGCGTTACACTCAGCTTGGATTGACTTTTTAATGCCTTTCAACTGCTCAACATGAGCTAGCGTTAATTCTTTTTGAGATAGCTCAGGGATGTCAACGTCAACTTCCACCTCACCTATATCAATAACTACATTACTTTCTCTGCTCTCCATTTTAAAAGCGTTAACACATGTTCTAAACTCACTTTCGAAGCTAAACTTTTCTGCTTGTATGTATAATTTTACTTTCACTTTTCAATCTCCTACGCAATACCATCTTCATCTAGCGCTTCACTTGGTTCAAACCCATCTAGCCAAAATCCATACCAACACTTTATTCCCGTTGACTCTTCTAGCCTTCTTCCTGAATAAAAAACACCACTTCTTTTCATATTTTCTGAGTTCAACTCATTAAACCATTGCTCAAAATCCTCAAAATCATCAACATCAAGACTCTCTAAGAATTTGTAATCTTCGTCGTAGTAAGTTGTTATTGATTTAAATGTCTTTACTTTCATTTCAATCCCCTTCAAAAACTAAGCGCACCTTAACACCGATGATGCGCTTAACAGATTAGACCAGTTAGATTATGTCGTATTGCTCTTTTATGTAATCTGGAGAGCCGTTAACGCTTTCTATCATATCCCACGCCTCAGCCTTGGTCAGCTTTTGCTTGATGGGTTTTACACCACAATAACCCATTTTGCTCGGCACGAAATATTCACCCTTTTCACACACGTAAACCCAATCGCTACCATTGCATAGCTTTAAGTGTTTTCTGCATTTTGTTAATTGACATTCATCGTCATCTACAACATGAGTCCACTTCTCACACTCTTGCTCTTTCACATAAGCTTCGAATTCGGCGCGGGTGCAGACAAATTGATACCAAGGTGAGGGATTATCATTGCAAAACCATTCGTCAGATTTAGGGTCGTAGTATAATCCTTTGCAGAATTTATTAGGCCATAACCCTTTGCACTTCTCCACCGCATCCGCAACGGTTTTTTGTTGTGGGCGGGTGGCTATTATTTTCCACTCATCATTTATATTTGTATCCCACTCATCAAGACTCCATCCATTGTATTCAACGCTCTCTCTAACCCATGCAATTTCATGGTCATCTATTTTTACTGCCACCGCAACCGAACCCTCTGGTGCTAAATCCCAATTCACATCAATCATTTGTTTTGTTCTCCAATGTTAATAGCTCTACCCATGCTTTTTCGTACTCGCTTGACATTCTTGACTTAGTGAAAGCTGTCTTGGCTATTTCTATTAGCCTCTCATTCTCCCTCACCAACTCAATCCAATCCTGTGGCGTTGGCGCTGTTGCTTTGATTTCTTTCATAGGTAACACCACTCAGTTATGCCAACCTCTTTACCGTTATCCTGCCTCTTGAACGCAATTTCACCGTCCTCGTAAATCCTAACCTTAACCCTTGTATAAGATTCATCGGTCAGCCTTGCCCATATCTTTGCATTATCGACTAGCCTGTTGTCTTGTTTGCTCGGGTAATATTTAATCACTTCAATCTCCTCTTGTTTGTTGGTTAACTATACCGCTTAAATAGTCGGTGTCACTGTTGTTCGTCGCATTTCACCTACCAACAAACTCATGTGAATAACAAATCCTGTGAGCATGTTTAGCTTTGTGGCCATCTTCTTTAGTTTTCCTTTCTGATTTATAGTCATTCCTAATTACTTTGTTTTTGCTAGTAGCTCTCCACGCTTTTGATTTCTCCCTATGCTCCCCCATTGCTGGATGAGCAGTTTTAGAGAAGTATCTGCCTCCATTTTCAACAATTCTACTTGCAATCCAATCAGATAGAGCATTACCAATTCCCATCCCTTGAAATTCAGGAAGTACAACGGTTCTGTGCCCCCTCCATCCGTTTTTAAACGCTCCGCTTGGGAAAGCTATAAATGAACACATGGCTACGGGCTTTTCATTTATGAATGCGGCGTACGTAGTGGCCGAAAGATTGACCTTTCCAGACAAATAATGGTGCCTCCCGAATAACCTCCATGCTTCCTTTGTTTCAACTTGTCTGAATTCAAGCCTTCTAGTGTAAACTCTGCTTGGCCGAAGAGACCTCCATTTTCTCTTGTCGCAATCGTATATTTGATCGCAATCTAAGAACTCGGCTACATCCTTATGGCAAGATGCAACAATTAAGTTATCCGGCTTAACCTTGTTTATTGAGTTGCACAAAGCTAACGCCGTATACCTATCAACTAGGCTTGTAAACTCATCGCAAAATAAAATCCCATTACTATAATTAAGCGCAAATACCGCCCTCTGCCTTTCTCCATTAGACAGTTGGTTTAAATTTCTGCGCCAAGCTGGAATAGTCCTTAAACCAAACATTAGTAAATACCTCTCCGCATCCTCTTCGCAATTGAAAAGCTTGTATATAGGGGTTTCTTCGCAATAATTAGGCTCTACCATCCCCCACTTTTTCATAATGGTGGTTTTTCCGGAACCGCTACACCCAATCAAAGCGGTAACACCTGATTCCGGCTTTGATGGTATTTCAAATTCCTCATTAACATCTAATAAGTCATACTTATCAAAAATACTCACTTTCTATCCCCTTCAGGCTTGCTAGGTAATGGCATCCAATGAGTTGCGTAATCAATATCAGCGCCAAACCTGTTAAATTTTCCTTTATCGTACATAACCGCCTCAAGAGCTTGGCATGTCCATATTAAAACTCGCTCTCCAATTTTAGGCATCTGCTCTTCCAACTTAATCCAGCTACTCACTTTCTCTCTCCATTGTTGTCTTTCGTTAACTATACCAACCCATCGATAAAAACAAATGCTACTCACCGAATCTACAATCAAAAATTCTTATCGTGACCATAAATTTATTTAATGGGTAAGCATATTTTGTGTGCATGTGACAGTAAATAACCAACAATAACAAGAGCTTACACCCTGTTTTTGCCTCTGGTGACAATCCGTGACGGCAGCGTCACGCCCTGAAAGTCTCACCACATAAGGGCTAGGGCTGATTCTGCGACAATGTGACAATATTTTTATAAAGAGTAAATATATATATTATAGAGGGGTTAATAATGGTTAATGGGTATTATTATATATAGTGTGTATATTTTCAGAAAAGCGTCACATTGTCGCGCTCAAACAGTAAGTTTATGATAAATAAGAGGAATACACCGAAACAGCAGTGTGACATAGCGCGACAGTAAGTGCGTTTTGTCACACTCGTTTAGAAAAACTTAAAAGAGCCTTAAGAAAAAGCCCCATTCAAGGGGCTTGGTGTGTGACAGGTTAGCGTGACGCTCTACTCGAATATTTCAAAAGGCAAACTAACAAACCTCGTACTACTACCAGCAAATCGGAAAGTTTTAGCGCCTTTTTCTGCCCCATCCATGCGCAACAATATGCGAGACCAACCACTTTGCCATGCTGTATTGAACAAACTATGTTCAATCTCATTATGTGTGTTGCTGATGTATATGCGCCCGCCTTCGACAGCGATTCCATAACGAGGCAGAACATCCCTAGCCATACTTGCAGTAATAGCCACAGAGTCAACGCTAGAAACGCCTATCTGTATTAACTCGCCTATCGAGCGGTCAACAGGGCCAGTCATACCATCAACGCGAACTTGGCGCTGCATAATACGACTTAAGCAGTTTTCCTCGTCACTCACCTGTTCAGCCTCTTGCGCCTCTTCTAGGTTGATGCGGTCAACGATTACCTTGGCATCCTCTAGTGTGAATATCTCGTCGTCTACCATAGCCCAATAACCAGCTAGCAGCGTGCCTATCTGGTCACCGATACGCTGAGAACCCATTTTCATAGCCACAGCAGTGCTAAACGTTTTAGCGTTCTCGCGTATAACTGGAATCATGTGATAAGCACGCGCCCTAATCGACTTGCAGAAGTCGTCGTTTAGCGTTTCCATAACCTTAGCCTCGAATGCACGGAAGCGCTCAACACTAGCCGCAGTCTTTTCGGCTTTGTTCAGTGACACGACAGTGAAGCGCGATTCATCCGCTGCCTGTTTAAGCCCTACGTTGATAGACCCCATCAGGAACATGGAGCGCATACGAAAGCTCATGCCTGACCCGTTAACCGTGCCCTTCATTATCTCCGCGCCCGTGTCGCTGCTTGACTGCCTAGCCAACTCGACAACAGACTGAATACGATTCATAGCTTGCTGGTTTTCGCTCTCTGCCTCGTCGAACATGACCGGGCGCGCATCAAACTGGACCTTCTGACGTATTCCCGCCTCAGTCGTACCACCTTGACAGTAAATCATCATGCGGCCCACTAGCTTGTCAATGAGGTTTTCTTGCGCCCATGACTTACCCGCGCCACGTTGAGCAGTAAGCCACAGATGCGGTCGCCATGACAACGCGCCACAGATGGGAGCGAGTGCGACCCACCCCATAGTAAACATGGCGTGCTCAGGCCTCGCCCAGCTAAGCCCCTCGAACAGGTTAGCTAGCGCCACCCCGTCATCAGTGCTAGCGGGCACAGCGTCGAAGCCGTTCTCGAAAGCCGCCTGCCTCGCGTAGATGAAGCGACCCTTGTAGTCAGTCAGGCTCGTGCGTTGGTTATCTATCATCAGGCGGTCACCCAAGTGCAGCACGCTTCGTCCGTCGTCGTACCATGCGCCACGCCCTCTCTGGTTACTAGGGTCGTACACGCCAACACCTTCAACCCAGCGGTTTACCGCGTCGTAGCACGCATCCCAGTCGATTCCGTTCTTGGTTGGGTACATGCTTTCCCACCATGCTAGTGAACTGAGTTGCAACAGGTTTTGCTTGCGTAACGAGCCTAACGAGAAGCGCGTCACCTGTTCCGTGCGCTTGGGAAGGAAGTAGCCGTAACCGTCGTTAAAGCCTAGCGTAATAAAGTCGAACTGAACTGCCTGCTGTTCTGGCTCTGCGGGCGCAGGTGTTGGCTCTGGCGCACTAGCCTCGGTCTGCTGCTTGACCTCTGGTGCTGGTGCTTCTTTGCGCTCACGCTTGAGGCTTATGCCCAACTCTTCCGCTGCTGCCTTGAATGCCTTGCTCCGGTCGTTTCCGTGGTCGTAGTAGCAGAACAGGTCGAAGCTGTTAACAGGGTGACCGCCATCCTCGCTGCACAGAGGGTCGCTAGCGTGGTGAATCCAGCAGGTGTCGTCGTCTAGCATGTGTACGCCAGCGATGTTGCTTGTAGTGTGCGGGCTTAGGTAGCGCTTACCCTTGCATGTGTAGCCGTAGCGATCTAGCTGTGAGCGTAACGGGTTAGCACGCTTGTATCCTTCCACCACCTCTGTTAGCTTGTCGCCCGCGTCTGTTGGCGCTGGTCTCGGCTTGCTAGGCTCAGGCTTGGGCGCGTCGTACCACGGGCACGCGTCTTTAAGTTGTGGTCCGAATGCCTCCCATGCGGTCCATATAGCAGTTAGCCACGCTGGTGGCGTTGGCCAGTCGCCCTGCTTAGGTGGTTGTGTTACCCACTTGTAAGGTTGTTGTGTGTCGGGGTGTATGCTTGGTGGTAGTACGTCGAAGCGCTGCTTGCCCTCTGCGCCAGCACGAAGTTCGAACACGGTGTAGTGCTTCTTTGGGTCATCCTTGCGCGGCCAGTTAACCTTGTGGTAAGCCAGTTGCTGGTCATCAGGCACGCGAAACAGTATGCGCGACCCCTTGCTTGACCCCTGCACGGTGGGGTAGTTGTCTAGCTCGCTCTCGTCTATGCCGAACTCGTCCAGTATGACCTTGAACGATTCCATGCAGTCTATGTCGAGGCTGCACATACGCGATTGGTGAAGCTCTAGCCCGATGTTATGGTTTGGGTTAGCTTCGAAGTAGGCAGGCGCGTTACCGTTTAGCGTGTTGTTGCCCCAGTCGTCCATCAGAGGTAGTTTGCTAGCTGGTTTAAGCGGTATCAGTGCGAAGTGGTACTTGTTTGAGTAGCGCTCGGCGTACCAAGAAGTTGGTTTTGTCATGCTAGCGCTCCTCCCTGTACGGGTGAATGTCGTAGCCTGGTGGTATCTCGCTGTGTTTGATTAACAGTTTCCCGTTGTGGCGTGAGTGCTTCACCATCTTTAGGCATAGCTCGCACTGTATTCCGTAGTGGACTGTTCCGTTTGAGAAAGTCCGTCTGACGTATTGCTCGTAACCGATGTGGTCACATGGTTTGTATTTCATATCATTTCCTCGTAAGGTTGATAGGGGCGTACCCCTGTTTTTTGGTTACCGCTTTGCGCGGGCTAATAAATCTACTGCATCTTGGGGTGACCTTGCAACCCCCGCGATGCCTCCACGCGATCGGATGTGTTCTATAAATTGCTCCTGTTCCTTGCTGGTTCTACCTTTCGCGGTTTTCACTTCGATAGCAAAAAAAATTCCATCGTTAGTTATTCCAATCAAATCAGAGCTACCAACACAGAGGCCGCAAGGTATCATGCTGGCGTTTGCGAGTGTCACTGTTCGGTTGTCCTTGTGTATTACTCGACCCGTCCAGAATGAGCCTGTTTCATTGCGCCATACGGTGTGCCCTAGTTGGCTAATTGCGATCATAATGTTGCGTTGTATGCGTGTCTCTTGGTTCATAAACTCGCCTCTATTATCTTAGCTTCTGCGTAGTCTTTGCCGCTTGGTTTCTTGTTCTGTCTTGCCATGTAGACATTTAAAGCCCAACCGCTCGCATTCTTCATGCCTCGGCGCTTGCCTAGCGCTATCAAGTCGCGTAAGCCGTTAGCTTGCCCTTGCTCTTGTCGTGCGCGCTTTCTCTCAGCTTGCACCGCTGCCATGTCAACTTGCTCTAGTTCGCCTTCAACCTCGTTTAGCTTGCGTTCTTTGCGCTCAACTGCTGCGCCACACATGGGGCATTCATCAACACCGGACTTGAATACCGCATAACACTTTCCGCACTGGGTAACGTTAACGTCTGGCTCATCGTCTTTTTTCTTGCGTTTGCTAGGCGCTTCACCGTGCAGCGACCACTCGCGTTTCTCGCATGGCAATCCGTGCTTAACGATACACCCTGCATGGTCAAGTATAACGGCGGGGTTAGGCTTCTTGCGCATGGCACGGAATACCATTTGCAGGTATCGCGCCACTGACTGTGTAGGCCTAAGCAGTATGCAGCATTCAAGCGTACAGTCTCGGCCCACTTGTGCGGATAAATCGAAGCCCTCAATTACTAGCTCACAATTCGTCATTACCAGGTAACGACCATCAGCCAACCCCATGCACGCGTCTTTAATCTCTGCCTCTGTGCTTGTTCCGTCTACGTGTACCGCTGGCACACCTGCATCATTGAAAGCTTGCGCGGTTTGCTTGCTATGCTTGACGTTAACGCAATAACAAACTGTACGTAGACCATTGGCTAGTTTCTTCCAATGCGCCACAGCATCACCCACTATCGAAGGCTTAGACATAGCGCCCGCCAATTGCTCTTTGTTGTAGTCACCGCCTGCGTTTTTAACGTTAGACAAATCAGGCTTAACAGGTGTCGTGTACGCAACGTAGTTGGATAGCCTTCCTTGCTCAATTAGCCACGCGGTAGACTTAGCCTCTATCATTTCATTGAACAGGTCACCTAGCGCTTTCCCGTCTAGTCTCTTAGGCGTACCGGTCAACCCTATAACAAGCGTGCCATTTTCTCGCGCCCAGTTAATAACAGTTTCAAACATATTGCCACGGCACAGGTGAGCCTCATCAACGAACATAATGCGCGGCGGGGTTAGGCTCTTATGCCTGCTGTACACTGTGCCGATAGTACCAATCTGAACAGGCAGGCGCGATTGACGACGACCGCTAGTGATAAGCCCGTGCTCTATCTTTGCAGCCCAAAAACTTTTATCAGTTTGGCGTAGTAGGTTTTTACGGTGAACAAGAAACCACACGCTAGTGTTAGGGTTTTTCGCTTTTGCCTCTTGTGTGATATATCCCGCAACCACGGTTTTGCCAAAAGCTGGACTGGCCACACCTAGAATGGACTTGCACCCTTTCGATACTGCAACGCGAAGCTTATGCACAAACTCGGCTTGGTCTTCATATAGTTGGAATTGGCTCATCCTTCAGACTCCAAGTACATTGATAGCAAAGTTTGCATGTGCTTGCTTGGCTCAACCCTACCGTTTCTAATATTGCTTAAATAAGACCTAGTTACATTTATTTTTTTAGCTACCACGGAAAGGTTGCGGTCTTGAAGTTTTCTTCTAATTACACTTATTTCTAACATTTTTCGTATACCCAGTTGACTAAGTTGTATTTAGTGTATACGATTAATCCCACTAGTCAACACCGACTAGCAACAAATAAACGGACTACTGAACATGATAGACGTTATTGATTACACCCAGCATGAGGGTGAACTGCCAGCAACATGCGCAGTTATTAACATGCCAAATGAGGTTTACCACAATCACCCTTCAATCAGCAAAAGCGGGCTTGATTTGATAAACCGCAGCATTGCCCATTACGAATATCGCACGCCGTTTGAATCTACGCGACACATGGAAATCGGAACAGCAATTCACGCCGCTCTATTTGAGCATGACCGATACAAATCTGAATATGTGATACTGCCAAACGTCAAGGCGCGTACAGCAAGCGAGTACAAGCAGGCGGTTAAGCATCACGGTAGCGAGCTCGTGCTTATCGGTCACGAGTCTGACAAGGTAAACGGCATGTATCAAAGCGTAAGCCTAAACTCTGACGCTATGCATTTACTAAGCGACGGTTACCCTGAGTTGTCAGTTTTCGCCGTGTGCTCAACAACTGGATTACCTGTTCGTTGCCGCTTTGACTTCTTAACTAAGGGTGGGCAAGCTGTTGACCTAAAGAAAACGCAGGATATTCGATACGAGAAATTCCAGCGCTCTATTGGTTCATACCGCTACCACGTACAGGATGCGTTTTACACCTATGTGGCTGCGTTAGCTGGTATCACGGTTAACTCGTTCCACTTCCTAGCAGTTGAAGAACAGCCACCACACGCCAACAAGCTTTACACACTAGATGATGAGGCTAAGACGGTAGGTCGTCGTGAGGTGCGCAAGGACCTTGAAGCGTATGCAGCATTCAAGCAAGCGGGTGGCGTACCTACTGGGCTAGTGCAGGAAACTGAACTAATGAGCCTACCAGTATGGGCGCTAGATGAAGAAGCGGACGCGGATTATCAACTATGAATGACTTGTCTTTTACCATCAAGCCTAAATCAGACCAGTTAAACGCAGACGATCTAATAGCTGGACCTATCACGGTAACCGTTCAAGCTGTTAACGTGTACGAGTCACCAGACCAGCCAGTAAGCGTTGTTATCGGTAACGGTTGCCAGCCGTACAAGCCGTGCAAGTCAATGCGACGCTTAATGATTGCCGTATGGGGAAAACATGACAGCGATTGGATAGGGCAAAGCATGACGTTATTCAATGACCCGTCAGTTACATGGGCAGGCGCAGCAGTCGGCGGCATACGCATCAGTCACATGACAGGTCTAACCAAGCCTTTCAGTGTCGCGTTAACAGCCACAAGAGGCAAGCGCAAGCCATACACCGTAGAGCCTTTACAGTTGCCAGCGTACCCTGTCGAGTCATTCGAGCAGAACAAGGCGCAATGGGCGCAGTTGATTAGCGATGGCAAGTACACGCCTAATCAAATCATTCAAGGTTGCCAGCAAAAAGGCTTGCTAACCGAACAACAGAAAACCGAAATTTTAAACATGGCTCAACCAGAGCCGCAAGCATCAGACGATGAGGATATGTAATTATGGCTAAACGACTAGTAGTTAAAACAGGCGAGTACACAAACCAACAAGGCGAGACAAAAGGTGAATACACTAAAATCGGTGTAATTCTAAATAACCAAAAAGGCGACTTTATTTTGATGGACCCTACCATCAACCTAGCTGGCGTGCTACTTAAACAAAACGCACTAGCTGCCAAACAAGGCAAGCAGCCAAGCGACTCTGTAATGGTCAGCGTATTCGAGGACCAGCCACAACAAAGTCAACCGCAACAGGGCGGCTACCAGCAGCAAGCGCCACAGCAGCAAAGCTACGGCACGAATGCGCAACAGCCAAACCCTAACGCGGGCGGCCAACCACAGTTCTAACCAGTAACCACAACAGGGCGCACCACGCGCCCAAGTGAGGGAAGATGAAAGCAACACAAAAAGACGGCGTAGAATTATGTAAAAAACTCTACCCTTTATTGAAAGAAGTTGGAATATTTCCAGCCATTACTGACGGACTGCTTTATAAGGATGGGGAAAGAAAAGATATAGATATCCTTTTTTATCGTCATAGGCAAGAAGTTGAAGATTTTGAGGTTATTGACCTTGCCCCGTTACTGTCAATCGCTGGTGTAATAGTTAAAGAATCTTTTGGGTTTGTGACAAAAGCTGAGTGGAATGGTTTTGAAGTTTACATATTCAACCCAGAAACAAATCAACTTTTTGATGAGGAGTATGGAGAAGGATGAAATACGAACTAACACGCGAGCAACTAGAAGAAATTGTGCAGGGCATCGTGACCAATCACCTAGACGTAGATGAGGCAATGGAATACGCCTTGTCAGTTTGTAGCGCTTTCACCTGTGACGATGCTGAGGTTGTATGGCCAGAAAAATCAGGCGATAACATGGAGTTTACGCATTTGACGGGTGAGGCGGTTAAGGCGGGAGTGTATGAGTCGTGAATACTTGGCAGTTACTACTGAGATTAAATAAGGTTTGTCATTTTTGCTCTAGGGAGAGAATTGGCACAAAGGTAACAAATAGCGAATTGAAGCGATGGTGTAAAAACCAAGTCGTTAGAATAAATGGAGTTGTTGCAAAGTGGGATGAAGAAATACCAGACGAAATACAGTCAATGACTCTGTTTACCAAATCAAAGAAAATCACTTTGATGTAACTGGTCGGATATGTCACACCCGCATTAGGTGTTACATTAGCAGCATAAATCAACTGGAGATAAGAAATGCAAGCAATTACACTTTCTGAATACGCCAAAAAGATTGGCGCAAAACTAAAGCCAACTACCTTGGCTGATATGCCTGTTCTTGATATTCAGGAGAATGACCAACCTGAAAACTTCCATGTAGGCATGGATAGCATAAAAACATGGCTTGAAGTTAGAGACCCTTCTGGAGGTGTTAACGGTAAAGGTTACTGGCCTTTTTATGTTCTTGATTGCGCGGATGGTGGGTTAAGAATCGCGTCAGGCGGTTACTAATAAGGCTAAACACCCGCATTATGTTGTATTGTGCGGGTGTTGATTGATTGAAAC